AGATACTAATCCAACTAAATTAATTCCTTTTGAGGGCGATACTATAATACAAGGTAGATTTGGTAATACAATAAGATTAGGTAGTAATCAAGAAGATTTAGAAAAAGATGAGTATGTAGACTCACCTAATATTAAAATAGTTGCAGGAACACAAGGTGCAGAGGAAAATTTAGAAACAGATTTATCATCACTTTATTTAACAACAGGTGAGTATGTTGATTATTCAGAACCTTCTTTAAGTTTTATTGAAAGAGATTATGACTTACCACAATTAGTTGGAGACTCAGATAGAATTGTATTGAATGCTAAATCAGATGTGGTTGCGGTTTTTGCACAAAAAGACATAAGACTAAATTCTATTGACGGAGATGTTTTAATACAAGCAAAGGATAAAATAGAATTCAAACCTGAAAATAGTCAAATCATAAACAACATATTAAATGGTGGTATGATTTTAAATAAAACAAAAGACGGAATACCTTTTGGACAGCTTGATATGATAGGATTTTTAAAACAAGTAATGGGACTACAATTATTTTTAAAAGGTATGACTCTTGGTGTTCCTAAATTATCTAATCCACTTACATTAGCATTAGGTGTTAAAGAAATTGTTAAAGGTTTGAAAGGAGCAGAAGATTTTATAACGGCTACACTTGGATTAGAGTTTATAAGTAAGTCATTAATGGAAACAAAAACTATTGAAGAGATAAAAGCAGTTCTACCAATACCTGACGGATTTGCAGGTATCATTGATGATGTGTCAAACATCACAGATGAACAAATTAAAAAATTAGAAGAATTAGAAAAAGCTGCAGGAGAACAAATACAGAAAGCATCTGAATTACAAAACGCTTTAAATGGTGCACCACCAAATGTAAGTGGTGTTCAAAGTCTATTAGCTGACGGAAGTTTTGATAACTTTGACGGAGTAGCAGATTTAAAAAGTGTTATAGATGGCGCGAGTGATGAGGATTTAGAACGATACATTAATAATGGTGGATTAAGTAGTTTTGAAAACCAAGTTTCAGAACAAAGTAGTATCATTGGTTCAGCGGATACAGCTAGAAGTTATCAAAGTTTATTTAAAACAAAAGGAGTAAGTGATGGATAAAAATAAGTTAAGAAATATTATTGAATTAGTTGTTCGTAAAGAAGTCAAAAAACAACTGAGCGAGATATTTATTAATGAAGAAAAAGAAATCAAATTATCAGAAACGATTTCTAAACCTAAACCTAAAAGGGTTATCAAAAAACCAAAAAAACAATACACGAAAAACAAAGCGTTAAACGAGGTATTGAATAACACCAAACCATTAGGTAGTCAAGAACAAGAAGACTATCCAACATTAGGCGGTGGTGTCTTAGGTTCTGACAATATGGCAGAAGTATTAGGATACGGAGATTTAGGTATGGGTAGTAATGATGAAAGAGCGAGAGAAATGGGAGCGGTTGATACAATCAAGAAAGCAGGTGTTTCAGTAGACCAAGTTCCTGAAGATGTTCAAAACGCATTAACTCGTGATTATTCTGGTTTGATGAAAGCAATAGATAAAAAGAAAAAAGGTGAAGGTAATTACAGACCATAATGGCTAGAAGTGTAAGAGAAATAGATAGAAATGACGACAAGTATGTTGGTATTAAATTTCCATTAGGATATAGTCCTGAGGGATTTTTTTACAAATCAAAAACAGTATTAGACCAATCAAAATCAAATCTAAGAAACTTATTGTTGACAACACCCGGTGAAAGAATATTTCAGCCGAATTTTGGAAGTCGTTTAAAAAATATTGTATTTGAACAAGGGCAAGATATTCCTAATAGAATTGAGGAAGCTATTCGTTCATCAGTCGATAATTTTTTACCTTACATAAACATTATAAATGTATTCACTATACAAGAACAAAATCAAGTCAATGTTCAAGTTGAATTTTCAGTCCCTTTAAATCCAGACACAATAGAAATATTAAACTTTGACTTTAGAATTGGAGAATAACAATGTCCGACTACGGAACAAATAAAAAAACATTATCAAAAGAAGTAAATTATCTTGGTAGAGATTTCACAGATATTAGAGAAAATCTTATTGAGTTTGCAAAATCTTACTTCCCAAATCAATACAATGATTTCAATGAAGCATCACCAGGTATGATGTTTGTTGAGATGGCTGCTTATGTTGGTGATGTATTGAATTACTATGTTGATAATCAATTTAGAGAAACACTTATTCAATTTGCAGAAGAAAGAAAAAATGTATTAGCGATTGCACAATCATATGGATATAAACCAAGATTAGCAACACCTGCATTAGTAGAATTAACTTTTACTATTGATGTTCCTGCCGTAGCGATAGACGCTAACAATTACAAACCTAATTTAGATTTTGCAGGAAAGATTGAATCTAATTCTACCGTGTTAGCAAACAACGGAACAGAGTTTACATTATTAGATGATGTTGATTTTAAAGTATCAAGTTCATTAGATACAATGGAAGTAGAATTGTTAAAACCTGCTTCTGGTGATATTCCGACAAATTATAGATTAAAGAAAAAAGGTTTAGCACAATCAGGTGTTAGAGAAGAAGAAGATTTTATATTTTCTAATGCAAAAGAGTTTGACAAGATTGTTTTATCTAATGATAAAGTAACATCAATCGTAGATGTAAGAGATAGTCAAGACAACAAATACTATGAAGTTCCATTTTTAGCACAAGATACCGTATTTGAAGATGAAGAGAATTCATCACTCAATGACCCTTCATTATCAGAATTTAAAAATGACACACCTTATTTATTAAAACTTATCAAAGCAGCGAGAAGATTTACAACAAGAGTTCGTGAAGATGATAAAATGGAATTAAGATTTGGTTCAGGTATTAGTGATAATGCAGACGAGGAAATAATTCCAAATCCTGATAATGTTGGTTCAAGATTAGGTTTTGGTGTTTCAAGATTAGACGAAAGTTTTGACCCAAGTAATTTCTTAAAAACAAGAACATTTGGATTAGCTCCAAGTAATACGACACTTACCGTGACTTATAATTATGGTGGTGCAGTTGAACACAATGTAGCTTCAAACACTATTCAATCTTTCAACAGATTAACTTATACAAATTCTACAACAGGACTAAATAGTGATACATTAGATACGGTAGAAGCAAGTCTTACCGTAAATAATGAAGAGCCAGCATCAGGTGGTTCATCAACAGAAACCAATACAGAAATTAAACAAAACGCATCTGCATATTTTAATTCACAGAATAGAGCGGTAACCAAAGCAGACTACATAACAAGAGTTTATTCTTTACCACAAAAATATGGTAATGTAGCAAAAGCATATATTGTTCAAGACGAACAATTAGAAGCACAAGGACAATTAGTGGTTAATGATGGAATTATAACTGACACAAGACAGAATAGCACAGCGGTAAAAAATCCATTAGCACTAAATATGTATTTATTAGGTTATAACTCTAATAAAGAATTAACAAGACTAAATACAGCGGTGAAACAAAATATAAAAACATATCTATCACAATATAGATTGTTAACAGATGCTATTAATCTTAAAGACGGATACATTATTAATTTTAGTGTAAAATATAATATCATCACACAAAGAGGATATAATAAAAATGATGTGTTGTTTAGAACGATACAAAAAGTAAAAGATTTCTTTGCTATTGAAAAGTGGCAAATGAACCAACCAATCATATTGAGTGATTTAGCATATCAGATTTCTACTTGTGATGGTGTGGTATCATTAGTTCCACCAGCAGAAAATAATCCAAACAAAGAATTAATAGTTATTGAAAATAAATACTTATCAGGTGAGGGATATAGTGGAAACACTTATGATATGATATCCGCAACAAAAGACGGAATTGTATATCCATCATTAGACCCAAGTATATTTGAACTTAAATTCCCTAATACAGATATTGAGGGTAGAGTAGTGGGAGATAAATAATGCATTATTTTGAATTCGGTAAAAGAGATACAACACTTTATTCAGGTGGAACAACAGCATCAAGAAATACAGGTATTGATGAAATATTAGAGGTTAATAAAGTTGTAAACAATAACGGTACGGTAGGAAATGTATCAAGAATATTGATTGACTTTGACTTAACTTACATTTCACAATCAGTTGTTGACGGAAAAATACCTTCTACTGCAAAGTATTATTTAAATTTATTTGACGCAACTTCTGAAGAAGTTGAAGTAGAACAACCACTACACATTTATATGGTTAGTGGTAGTTGGAAACAAGGAACAGGAAAACTTGACCACGACCCCGTAACAGATGACGGAGCAACTTATCAATATAGAGACCACGAGGCAAAAACGCCTTGGGTAACAGGTTCAGTATTGACTGATGGTGGTGCTTGGTTTACAGCAAGCACAGGACAATATGAAGTTTCTACATCATACGATTTAACATTTGATAAAAAAGATGTTAGAGCAAATGTAACTGACTTGGTAAATAACTTTATATACTCATCATCAGATTACCCGAACAACGGCTTTATTGTTAAAAGAGAAGATAGTGGTTCTCACGGAGACCACCCGAGTTCATCTATGTTTGACTTTGACGCTGGTCAAGAGGGAGATAGTAGTCGTTTAGGAAATCTAAAATATTTTTCAAGAGAAACACACACAATCTATCCACCTAAATTAGAAGCAGTTTGGGACGATAGTTCTTGGTCAACAGGAAGTTTATCACCATTAAGTTCAACAGATTTAGAAAACTTAAAAATATATTTTAAAAATCTTAGACCAGAGTATCAAGAAAAATCAATAGTTAAATTCAGACTTGTTGGTAGAGAGTTATATCCTTCATCAAGTTTTAGTGCTACACCAAGTGAACTTACAATAAAATACTTACCAAGCGCATCAGTTTTTTATCAAGTGAAAGACGCAGATACAGAAGAAGTAATAGTTCCATTTGGAACAGGTTCTGCAATAAGTTGTGATAGCACTGGTAATTTTTTCCGAGTTCAAATGGACGGATTTCAAGCAGAAAGAAATTATAGGTTTAGTGTTAAAGTTATAAGTGGTAGTGGAACTACCGAAGAAACAATAAATTACTATGATGACAATTATGAATTTAGAGTAGTGAGATAAAACAATGCCATACTTACCAAGTGACGCAGCAAAAAAATCTGAAATATATAATAATATCTTAAATGGTTCAGAAATAGAATATCAAAAAGAAATTGACTTTCTAAAAGAACAACAACAGATATCAGGTTCTTTGGATGCTAATACACCATTAAGAGATGATGACGGATTTTTAGTATCGTTTGAATCAAAGGAAGCAGGTGTAGCTTTAGAGGAGGAGTTTGAAGAAGTTCGTTTAGAAAATGCACAATACTTTTTTGAGGGTGAATTAGATGATGACTTTAAGTATTATTTTCAACCAGAAGAAGATGATGAAGAAGATGAGGACGAACAAGGTGATGAAGTTTCAGATGAGGAAATAGAATTTCAATTAACAAAACGAGATAATCTAATTCAAGTTATGAATTATTATTTTGGAGAAGAAAATGGTCCAGATATATCTACAAAAAAACTACACTCAAAAATAAATGAATTTTTTAAAGTTGAAGGTAAAAAAGGTGGTAAGAACGCAGAGGGTTGGGAAGAGTTTAGACAAGATAAAATCAAAGTAGAAAAATTTAGAAAGAAAGGTAAAAAGAAAAGAATAGGTGGAAGTGGTAGACCAAGAGCTAATTATAGAGATTTAAAAAGAGATTTAGACGGATATCACTATGATGATGTAATTAACAAACAATTGTATCATACAAACGAGGGTCAAAGAATTTGGTTACAATTAGGATTTCCATACCAGAAAGATGAAAAATAATGGCATTAGAATACGGATTTACACAAGAAGAAAGAAACCAATACTTTAATCCTGAAAAGGTTTATAGTAGTTGGGGTAGAGATTTAATATCTGACTTTATGGTATTGTATGTTTATGATATGTCAGGTAATTTTCTTATCAGTAAAATTATGGGTCTTGATGAAGTTCATTTAGAAAATGACGGAGATTTTATTGATATCAATGTTGGACAACACTTACGAGATTTAGGTTTTAGTGAGGGTGATTATAATGTTACATATAAGTTTTTAAGAAGATTAGCTGGTAGAGAAACAACACAATTTGTTGACTCAAATGGAATGGTTTTTGATAAACAAGTTGATAGAGATGTTGTTGACGGACAAGTAAAATTCTTTAAATCAAAAGGTGATGAAACAAATAAAGCAGAAAGAGAAGAAGTCTTTATTAAAGAAATGAAATACAAACTTGTAGAAACATCACCAGACAGAACAGAATTTATATTACAACTTGATGACAAAATAAAAAATCAAGAATATATTTATGAGTTTTCTGAAATGGGTGAAATGATACAATATCAACCAATCAATAAATCTAACAAAGGAACTATAAAGTTTGACACAAAAGACCCGCATGTATTAGAGTTTGATATTGACCCACAAGATAGAGGGTTCACACAAAATATGGTAGGTGGCCAAATTATTATACCAGACTTATTTAAAGTTGACGGAGATGAAGATACAGACAATAGTGATATTGTTTTAGATGATGATGATGACTCACCATATCTACAAGGACTTCTTGATGAGGGAGCAGCATCAGATTTCTTTACAGACGGAATATCAAATAAAGAATTAATTGACATTATGTTAAATGACCCTGACCCAAATGAAAGACAAATAGCAGACGGCGCTTTACAAGAAAGAGGTCGTGGAAGAGGTGAATTCTAATGGCAAGAAGAGCTTTCATAGGAGTAAATGTAAGAACTGACGGAATTCGTAGAAAAGAAGGACGAGCAGAGATAACACCAGGAGGTCGTGGTGGTCAAGGAATTAGAGTTGTTAACAGACCATTAGAGGAAATACGAAGACTTGAAATACCAAAAGATGAAATAAGAAACAAAGAATTTGTCCCAAGACCATTTGACGAAAAGCAAGAAGTCAAACCACAAACCGTAAATGGATTTCCAGTTGACATAGAATTAAGTAGTCCAAATCAAGACGATAAAAAAGGTGATGAAATTATTTCAGATAATGATTTAAAAGAAATTAAAAAAGATAAAGATATAATAATCAA